TGGATATCCGTTGTCAGGGCCTAAGCGTAAGTTTGTGACTGAACTTGAGCCCACACCGGAGAAACCCAACAATCGTGTATTGGACGATACCATCATGGCTGAAATACGTCGTGTTGAAGACTGCTACAAACGCGGTGAACGTGCATACACTATTGCTAAGGCATGTAAGAAAGATGAAGTTCTTCCAGTGGCGAAAGGCAAGTGCCGTATCTTTTACGGTAATCCAATTGCCCTCACTTTCTTGGTTCGGAAATATTTCCTTCCCGTGTTGCGGTTCTTGCAAATGAACCCACTTGTATCCGAATGTGCTGTTGGCATTAATTGCCACGGTCCTGAATGGAATGAATTTTACAAGCATGCAACACATTTCGGCAAAGACCGCTTGTTTGGGGGCGATTATGGTAAATATGACCAAAAATTACCTAGTCAACTCCTTCTTGCGGCCATTCGCATCCTGACTGACATTTCTGAGGCAATGGGTTATTCCAAAGCTGATAGAGACGTTATGTCTGCGATGGCTGGAGATCTTGTATTTTCACTGATAGCCTTCAATGGTGATTTGGTGGGATTGCAATCCGGCACTCATATATCAGGTAATTCGCTAACTGTTATTCTAAATGGAATTTGTGGAAGTCTCAACTTGAGAAACTTCTTTTACACGAAATATTCCAGTGACATCGATTTTAGGTCGGCTGCTCACATGATGACATACGGTGATGATAACATTGGGAGTGTATCTCCCGACTATCCTGAGTTCAATATCAAGGGTTGTTCAGAATTTTTGGCAACATATGGACAAGTTTATACTATGCCTGACAAGGAAAGTGAATTGACCGAATACCTTGATCCCTCTGAATTTGAGTTTTTGAAACGATTCAGTGTCTATCATCCCAGGCTGGGTGTTAGTACTGGAGCTCTTCTTGAAAAGAGTATCTTCAAATCATTGCATTGCTACATGCGACCAAAGGGTTGTCCTTTAACTCCTGAGGAGGCGTGTGCACAAAATATTGATACCGCTTTGAGGGAGTGGTTCAATCATGGTGAGGAAGTGTACGAGAAGCGTAGAGCCCAGATGCGAGAGATCGCTAAAGAGGCTGGAATATCGCATATGTGTACGCAGCTACATGAGAATTACAGTGATTGCGTAAGTGATTGGCATTGTAAATATTCTGGAGTAGAAAAGGAACATGAGGAGCACACCTTTGACAGACAGTCAGGTGTGGAACCAGCTAATGACCCACAATATGTGCAAGCGATTGCAGATGTGCCGGTGAAGTTGATGGCAGTAGATCTGCCTCTCATGGACTTTGGAGAGTTGGATTTAGTCTTTATGACGACGATCCATGGCCGGCATTACTATATTATAGTGGAGGTGAAAAAGTCGGCTAATCCCCAATTGAAGAAGAAAGCAAAGAAACAGATTGGTCGTTGGCTTCCAGCCTTGGCTATTTTGAGACCAGATTGCTCTATTCTTGGTGCGACATACATTGGAGGAGTATGGAATATCGCCGGAGAAATTTCTCACTCATGGACAGATTTTTCTTTATTGTGTGTAGGAGACACCCCTTTCACTAGGGCTGTAGCACTTTACATTTTGTAAATCTCCATCGCCTGGGATGCGATAAAACTCAAACAGGATTGGTTCTTATTCTACAACTACGGTAAAGACATTTCCACTTGCATGGATACCAACAATTATATTTGTACTGGGACTGGTACGATGATTGTGAGGCTTCAAGTGGTTTGAAAGGGTGTGTAGCTTAGTCGCGCATAACCCACAGCCTCAAGCACAGCAGTATTACGTTGCTAACTGTGTCCAAATTGAATAAATACGTAGGTCAAAATTGTAATTCAAAATGTATTATCGAGATCTGTCAAGATGCTGAGGCAGACGTTGCTCTAGGGCAGCAAGCATCAACAATAAACACACATGAACGTGTGTTATCCGGTGAAAGACCGGTGGAAAATAAAGAATTGAAAACGTCTCTTGAAGTAATTGATGAGGCCAAACCTGTGGATTTAGATTCTTGTGCCATTTGGCATGGGATCGACGTTCACGCTGAAGAATTGGCCAAAGTCATACCAAAAGAAGTGTCTTTTCAAAACGACAAAGCTATGTTAGATAATCTACTTCAAACTAGATATTCGAAGCAGAGTGGACGTGAAAAGAAGAGGCCGCGCGTTAAAGAACGATTTAGGCGTAATAATGATGATTTGAAGGAGCAAGCACTCAAGGCGATGAGTATGGATCCATCATTGAATATCAAAATTCCTGGCGTTCAAGTCCCTCCTGTAATTAATACTTACGAGAAGCAATCTGGTGTGCCAAATGCGGAAATCTCGGTTTCTGGCACCTCTGCTCAAATGCAGAATATTTCCTTCAAGGATTTCACACCGTCACCTTCATACGAAGTACCATCATATAGGGATGAAACACGGACACAACAAGATTGTGATGATACAGATTTAGGTAACTTTTTCTCTCGACCAATCAAAATTCGTGAATACGAGTGGGGTACAGGCCTTACTCTAGCCCAGGATTTCAACCCCTGGCAAGACTACTTTGAGAACCCACGGGTGATCAATCGTCTTACAAATTTCAACCTTCTTTCCGCTAACCTGAAATTAAAGATCATCGTGAACGGTAATGGCTTCCAATACGGACGAGCTCTCATGGCTTATAATCCGTTGGATAGTTTTGATGAGTTTTCCACGCATTCGGCATTAGTGCCGGCTGACTTGGTTCAGACTTCTCAGTTACCACATATTTACATCGATCCCACAACTTCACAGGGTGGCGAGCTCAAATTGCCGTTTTTCTATTATAAGAATTACATGAGCATTCCTGATGCTGACTGGAGAGAGATGGGCCAAGTTTACTTGCGCTCACTCAATGCACTCAAGCATGCAAATGGTGCCACAGACCAAGTGACTATATCTGTGTTTGCACACGCTGAGGATATCCAAATGAGTAGCTTGACGAATGTTGACGCTACCGGATTGACTCCGCAATCAGGAAAAGAAGTAGATGAGGCCAACTCGAAGGGAGTTGTGTCAGGACCCGCAACAGCTATTGCTAAGGTTGCGAAGGTTGCTTCTGGTATTGGTGCAATTGCACCTTACGCCATGGCAACAGAAAAGGTGGCTACTATGGTGGCGGGAGTTGCCCGCGCCCTAGGATATTGTTCGCCACCCATCACAAAGGCGCCAGACCCTTATAAGCCGTACAATACGGCCAGTCTGGCAAATACGACCGTCCCAGCGCCTGTAAATAAATTAACGGTAGATGATAAGCAAGAGCTGACTATCGATCCGCGAATCGCAGGGATTGGTCCAGATGATCCAATGAATATCCGAGACATTGCAAAAAGAGAATCATACCTAACCACATTTGATTGGGACGTAGGTACTTCTCCAGAAACTTTGCTTTGGAATTCTAGGGTTTGTCCTGTCACATGGGCAGAGACAGGGTTGACACCAGCATCTCAGGTTTTACCTGCATGTGCAATGGCAGCCCTCCCATTTGAATATTGGACAGGAACTATGAGATTCCGCTTTCAAGTCGTATGTTCTAACTTCCATAAAGGGAGGCTCAAGCTGGTCTATGACCCAAATCATATTGACACAGTTGAGTACAACACAAACTCGATGAAGATTGTGGACATCTCCGAAGAACAAGACTTCACCATTGACATCGGTGTAGCTCAACCAGAAAACTTATTGTTGAACCCGAGATTGGGATCCGATTCTGTGACTGAGATATATTCTTCGACTCCATATACCGGTAATGCCGGGTTTGGAAATGGTACCCTAAGCTTATACATTGTGAATGAGCTGACGGTGCCTAATAGTTCCATTGATAATAACATCCAAATTAATGTTTTTGTCTCCATGGGTGATGATTTTGAAGTGTTTGTTCCCTCCACGCGAGTGTTGAACAGTCTTACATTTTTCGCACCTCAGTCTGGCGTAGAGCTAGGTACTAATGTGCCAGATGCACAGCGCACTGAGGAGCCATCTCACCCCCTCCAAGATCAATCAGAGACGATTGGACTTGGTGAACAAACCCTCACCAACATGAATAAGGTCTTCACTGGTGAGGCTATAACATCTTTTCGCCCTTTGTTAAAGCGAGATGTTCTTTGGGGATCGTACTCGGTCCCCCGTACAGATAAGCGTTTCTACGCTCTCATTAGGTGCATGTTTCCTGCTTTTCGCGGATTCGCACCAGATGCTGTACACGATACCTCCACGGACTTGAACTATAACTATTTCAATACCCTGTTACTTCATTGGGTTACTCAAGCCCATCAAGGACACAGAGGAGGTATTAGGTGGAAATTTTTACCCCGATTATTTAGTCGCAATTCCTCTGGAAAGTCTAACTTTCACATGCAGGTTTCTCGTAACTATCTAGGGTATGGTCAAGAATATGCTGACTTCGACACCGCTTCGGTATTTACGAATGTTTCAGCGGGAGCCTGGTCTCAGGTGTCCTCTTTCTTAGGCAACTTTTCCCCAGTGTTCGTCGGTGATACCCTCAACGGTACGGCTTACACAAACAATTCAGTGAACGATGTAATGGATGTTGAGATTCCTTACTATTCAAATTTTCGATTTTCGCCAGGTAAAGAAGCAAGTTATACCGGCATTGAGACTTTTGATGCAACCATGCGAATTAGCTTCACAGCTGATCTCGCGGAAGTGACATCAGGTCAATCGTTTTTGGACATGTACTGTTCTACTGCAGAAGATTACCAGGTTTATTTCTGGACTGGTCTTCCCCGGGTGTACTATGAGATTGCACCCCCAACACCTGCTGCTTAGTGCAGCTGGGTCAACCTGAAGAGGTTGTTAAATATACTAGTATGC